GTTCGATACAATCCTTTGCTATTTATCTTTTGCCCTTCCTTCTTTGCAGCCTTAATGCCCGTTATGGTATCCGCAAAAACAACGGCAACCGTAAATAGTAGAAAGCCTTGGATAGGGATTAAGAATGAAGCAAGAAAGCCGCAGCAGACGGAGAAGGCAATGAACTCATAGCCTTGGTGTAATAGTTTTAAAATTATTGCTTTCATCTATTCCTTTTTTATCAGTTTAACATCGCCCTCCACGGTTGCAAACTTGCCATCAGCATATTTGTAACAATCATACTTAATACCGTTAAAGGCAAAGGAAACTTGGTTAGTAAATGTAGATAAAAGCAAGTTGGTTGAAATAGAATAAACTTTACCATTGTCTGGGTTGAAGATAAGCCGTTTATTGTTGTTTAACTCAATTATTCCATCAATGATTTCACCATTAAAATTTAATTTCCAGTCACCTTTAAAGGCAGTTGTATCCTTAATTGCAGTTGAGGTGTAAATAGGCTTACCGCTTATTTGAAGATGTAAATCATTTTGCAATTTAATCAATTGATTTATTTTACCACGACCAATATAGCCTCTTGCTATTTGTGCTATTTTATTGGAATAATCATCTGCTGAATAAATTATTTTTTTTATAGCTAATGTACTATCACCATAATTATCAACTGTTTCAAGAATACTACTATCTGTAAATAATGTTTGTTTTACCACAAAGTAGGTATTGTTTGTTTTCCTTACAAAAATAGTATCTGACAAAATATCTTGTCCGTAAATTATTGAAGGAAATAGTAATAAAAAAAGTATGTTTTTCATTTTATTTGTTTTCAAGATTAAAAATTCTTTGTTCAAGTAACTTTATTTTATCGTTTGCTTCTTGTAATGCTTTCACAATAATAGGTATTAAAACACCATAAGCAGCTTCAAGTTTTTCATCATTACCAGTTATAAGATTAGGTATATTTATTCCTATATCTATTTGTGATTGTTGTAAATCTTGTGCAATAAAACCAATGTCATTTATACCGATTTTACCACCATCCCTCATGTCCCATACAAATGATACAGGTTTTAATTTTTCAATATAATTCATTCCATAATTTAAAGGTAAAATATTTGTTTTATCTCTTGAATCAGAAACATTCGACCAAGTCCCAAATATCCTATAAGTTGCAGTTGAAGAATTACCAATTGTAACTTCATTGCTTACTGAACTTGTTAGCCCACTAGCTGATGCAGCTGCATTATAACCAATTATTGTAACATTATTAGCAGTTATTAAATTTTTACCAGAACTTCCATCTAATGCACCTGCTCCAATAATTGTATTTCCAGAACCAGATGTAAAAGATGCACCACCATCATAACCTATTCCTATATTTCTATCACCTGTTAAATTACTTTGCAGTGTTGAACTGCCTACTCCTGTATTATAGTTTCCAGATATATTATTTTGGTTGGAACTTCCCCCAATTGCTATATTTTGACCTCCTGTTGTATTTTGATAAAGCGCATATATACCTAAAGCAAAATTATTAGCGCCAGTAGTATTTACTCCAAGAGTACTTATAGGTCCAATTTTAATATTACTGACTACATTCCCATTACCTCGACCAAAATAATTTCCATCAATTTTTAACATTTTAGTACTATAATTAAATAGTAAATCTGTTGATGATACCATTGGTGATGTGCCTCTTCCTTGTAACAAAGTTGAATCACCATAAGTTGTTCCGCCCGTTCCCCCATTTGCCACGGGCAAAGTGCCCGTTACTCCCGTTGTCAATAGCAACCCTGTTGCATACGTTAATACACCGCTCGAAGGTGTGCCTAAGGCTCTGCCACTACGGTAGTAATTTGTAAGCATTGACGATGTATCGCTAATATTTAATTTTAAACCAAAGCGTGAAACAAGGTTTAAAGTAGTTGTATCAAAGGTTGAGCCTCCAGCCTGTGACCATCCATTGCTTGCCGTTTTATAATGCCATAAAAGATTAGTGACTGTATCAAGAAGTAAAAAAACACTTGTATCTTGTTTGTTTGCCCTTGTAATTTTGCTTGTTGCCGTGACTGTGTCAATGGATGCTCTACCCCGATATATAAGCCCGTCGGCAGTCGTTTGTTCTCCAAGCGTAACCTTTTGATTGCCATTGCTCGGATACTGTGCCAAGGCAAGGCAAGGTACAAGGAAGAGGAAGAGGGAAAAGAGTTGTTTCATGTTTTTGTTTTTTTTAATTGCACGTTTTTTTAACTAAAAATCCAGCAGTTATATATGCCATGTCTGATGTATATGTACCATTTAAATAAACCCACCAAACATCACCAGTTGCTAAAGTATCGTTTCTATTAACCTCATTTAAATCATATTCATTCATTGTTATTTGAGAACCTACTAAAGTTGCACCGCTTGTCGTAATTCTATTACCAGCACTTGCTTTATATACACCAACGTAATAATCTTTATCTCCAGCAACTGGTGGACAAGTAGAACAACCAACTGCACGAATATAAACTGAATCAATGCAATAACCATTTAATGAGGTAGGTACTATAAAGAAATTTGAACCATAAGTAAAATCAAAAGTAGCATTTGAATTATCAGCTGCTCCAGCCACAATTCCAAGATTAAAATAATATTTTTCAGTTGGATTAGTTGCAGTTAATACATCACTCGTTAAATTTAATCCCGAACCTACTGTTATTTGACCAACTGCTCCACCAACTGAATTGAAACCAAGTAATGTATTTGTACCGCTTATGGTATTTGATAATCTTAAATTGGCTGTTGTAATTCCAGTTGTAAATGTTTTAGTGCCTGTTATAGTTTCATCTCCACTTAATGAAACTTTGTTATTAATCCGATTGCTTAGACTAACCGTGTCGCTTGGACTTAACTTTGCATTAATACGGGTTGATAAAGAAACCGTGTCAAGGTTCGTCATAACATTGTTGCCGCCTTCGGTTATATTGCCTGTGACAGCAAGTGTACTTGACAAAGTAACTGCGCCTGTTGCCCTAAATGTTCCTGCAACATCTAATTGATGAGATGGTGAATCATTGCCAATACCAACCGCTCTCGCTGGGCTATTTGAATTATTAGCAATGGTTAAACCACTTGTTCCATTTAATGTAAATCTAATATCTCTAATACCTGATGAATGTCCAATTTTTAATCCTGTATCATCATGGCTAAAAGTTGTAGTAAAACCACTTCCAGCTGCGGAACCATCAAATTTAAAATTATGTCCAAAGTCGCGTATTACAAATCTTGATGTTAAATTACTTGCCGCTTCTGATGCATCCATATTAATACCTAATCTACCAGATGAATAAAATAATCTTGTAGAATCTAAAGTTGATGATAAAGTAAATCTTGGCAAAAATGAACTTACTCCCGTTCCCGTAACTGGGTTAGTCAATGTATTTTGTTTGTTATTAAATGTACTCCAATCCGTTGATGTCAAAATACCACTAACACTTGCACTTGCATTGCCTAAAGCATTCTGTTTAACATTAAAAGTAGTCCAATCTGTAGAAGATAAATAACCGTTTACACTCCCACTTGCAGCAGCCATAGATATTTCGGGTACAGTAGTATTATTGTTAATTGATAATGGTGTACCAGATGCTACCGTTACACTCGTAACAGTTCCTACCCCTGCACCAATAGCAGTTCTAAATTCAGATGCCGTTAATGATGAAACAGAGTTATTAGCGTTAAAACGTGGAAAAGTAATTGCCGAAGGATTTGTTAAAGTAAACATTGATTGCCCTACCGTAGTACCTCCTAAACTTGTTCGTCCTGTCGCTGCTACTAAACCAGTGCTACCTCCATCCCATTTTAACCTATCGCTAAATGCCGTATTCCAATTACTTGAATTATTTGTAATTGATGTAGTCCATGTAGTTCCCGTACTAACCGCAATCCCAGCTTCTGGGTAAACAGGATTTGGAAAAACACCCGTACCAATAGAACCAATTCCGCTGACTGTTGCTACAGTATAATTAGCACCTACTTTAAAAGAGGTAGAAACAATAGTTATCTTATTGGTATCAGTTAGATTATATTGGTCATTGTTTAAAAGTTGCCCATTTCTAAACACCAAAATATATGCCTTTAATTGAATTGGAAACTTAGGTGTTATCGTCCAAGTCAAAACACTTGTTAAGGCTGGTGCATATTCTTGTTTTAGTATTTTAATAGTATCATTGCCAATAGCAACGTCAACTATACTATCCCTTATCCTGGTAAATACTGCTGAACTATCTAAAAGCACAGTACCAGTGCTTGTTATTGTACCACCGCTTAATCCATAGCCTGTCGCAATGCTTGTTACCGTGCCACTACCTTTTGTATTTATTCTATTGGATAATGAAATTGTATCAGATGGATTTAATTTAGCAGCAAACCTTGATGTTAGGTTTAATAAAGTTGTATCTGTCAATTCCATTAATACAGTTAAATCAGCAGAAACAGTTCCCGTGGTTGTAATAGGATTTGGACTAACTGTTATTCCCGTACCGCCAGATATTGAGGTAAGAGATCCGCTACCACTACCACCACCGCCACCACCACGAGGAAATATTACAGTATAATTCTCACCTAACTTGTAAGCCGTTGCACCAATGACAACAGATGTTTTTGTAGGTACAGTGTATTGGCTTGGTAAAAGTATTTGACCATTCCTGTAAACTTGCACCACTCCCGTACCACCGACAACCAATGTGTCTGTTTGTGTCCAAGTTAAGGTAGAAGATAAAACATTTGTAAAATCTTGACGCGCGTAAAATCTGCCACTTGTATCTGCGTAGGCTTTGGTTGCGTAGTTTGTTAACATTGAAGCCGTATCGCTAACTAAAAGCGTAGCGGTTGTATCTCTCCATAAACCACCACGATAATACAAAGAAGCCCTGTCAATAGGTGATGTAATTCTAACGTCGTGTAATTCGTCTAATTCTTGACCATTACGAATCTTAACAAATAACTCCCCCGAACCAGCATTACTTTTAACACATATACCAATATATACGGTGTGTTGAGGTGCTTGCGGTTTTGTTGATGTTAATGCCCCAGCAGTTAAAGGTGATAAATAAACGGCTGAATCTTCGGTTAAGGCTGATGTATTTATTCCTGTTATTAATCCTTCTGTTATAACATATCCGCTTTGATTGTGGTCAATGCTTTCCGCAACAATTCCAAAGGTACTTGCTGAAAAGGCATCGGTAACTCCTAATGCTTTTGCAACGGTTATTCTATTTCCTTGACTTCCTGACAGATAAACCGCAGTACCTTTTGCTAAAGTTGCTCCCGTGCGATTGTTAACCCTTTGATGTAATTGTTGACCAATAACATTTGTTACTAAGCCACCTTTTAATCCTTGTATTAAACTTCCTTGCGTATCATTATATTCCACTTCTCCTGCTCCAACCGTTCCATTTTTTGCCGTATTAAAGGTAATAGAATCAAATGGCATGGTTAAACCTCCTCCTGCACCACTAATGGCTGCCCATGAACCTTGCTTAAATACATATAAAGAACCGCTAATAGAGTCAAGGATAAGATAGGCTTTTACATTCTTATCTGCATAGCTTGTAGGCTTTGTTATTGTGTCTGTTGCTCTACCTCTCCACACCAAACCGTTACCACTAGTCTGCCATCCTAATCTTTGTTTGTTGCCTGTGATTGGGTAGGGAATGGAATCAATACAGGCAAAGGAAAGGGAAAGGGAGAGCAGGAATAGTAAGGATAACTTTTCACGCTTACCTATTTTAACCTTGTCAACTACCTTGCCTATAAACTTGCGCCCAATGCCCATTATTAATTCTTGTGCTAAAACCTTGCCGATATTGCCAATGGCTTTTAAAAACTTCCTTTCTTTCTTTGGTGCTTGTATTTCCATTATGCTAATATTATAAATGTAACAATGTAATTACTACCATCGTAATGTGTATTACTATTAATGGTAATAGTGTTTGGCAAAGTTACGACATATTGTGATTTAATTAGCAATTGTCCATTTTGGTATACTTGTATTTGAGCATCTTGATTTGTTATAGGTAGTTGATTATTATTTTTAGTAATAGTCAATACGTTTGATAAGGTTGCTAAAAACTCTTGTGCGTAAACTGCAAAAGTAGAACCGGTTATAGTTACATTGCTTATAGTTTCTGTAATATTAGTTGAGGATGTACCACCACTACCACTTGAAAAAGGAGTGCCATCTTCCCAACCTAAACCTTTAATTACAACACTTCTTTCTGTGTATGGCATTATTCATCGTTTT